TCAGCAGGGGCTGGAGTCATCCAGCACCTCGCCCGTTTCGGCACGCGCCCAGGGTTCCTCCCAGGGGCTGGGATCGCGGCCAAAGGCCCGGGTCATTTCGCGTTCAAAGCGGTCACCTTCGCAGGACAGGCCGGATTCGAGCCGGTCTATGCGCCTGGCATAGGCGTTGACCGCTGCCGGGCCGCGCTGCCTTGCGGCCATGGGGCGGGCCATCACGATGTGGCAGGCCTCGTCCCACACGTGGTCCTCGCCCTTGCTGTCGATGTCCTCGGGGTTGGCCGGGTCCGTGACAAGCGCCGGGATCGTGCGGATGAATTCCGTGCAGTTGGAGCCGACGAGCAGCATGGGCCGGCTGTTTGCGCCATGGCCCGTGGACCTGATGCGCTCGCGGAAGGCCCTGATCTTGAGGTGTCGGGTCGAGTCGCCCTTTGTCAGGAACAGGCCGTGCTCGGCAAAGATCTCGGCCGTGGACTTGCCCTGGCCGCCGCCCTGGAAATTCGGGCGCCTGGCGAAGCAGTCATGGCCGGCAAGGCGGATGATCATGCGCTCCTGCAGGTTCATGTCCCGCTCGCGCCTTATGATCTCTCGGGCGATCTCGGAGTCGATGAGCCGCAGCCCCTGGTCGGGCTGGCCGTTCCAGCCGTACCACTCGGCGAAGCGGATCACGCGGCCGTCGTTGTCCACGAACCACCAGCCCCAGGAAAAGGGCTTGCCGAAGCCCCAGTCGAATGTCGTGTAGAGCTGGGCATTCTCGGGCGGCATGCACGGCGCAATGACATGCGTGCGCACGGAAAATTCAGGGAAGGCCTGGCCCACGAAGACCTCCCAGTCGCCAAAGCGCATGGCCTTGACCAGCTCGGGAGAACCCAGGCCCTCAAGCCGGGCTTCATAGCCGGGGTCACTTTCCATCAGGCTCGGATTGTCTTCGAGCCTGGCCGGGATGAACTGTCGAACCAGGCTGCCTTCACTTTTCAGCATCTCCCTTGCTTTCCGGGACTCCGGCCTGGACGGCTCAAAGGTGTGCTTGACCCAGCCGTGGCCCACGCCGCCCGGATTGGAGCCGCACAGGATGCGCGGGAAGAAGCCCTTCCAGCGCTCGGGGATCTGGAGGCCGGCCAGGCGCACGCGGCCGCGCAGAAAGCGGTACTGGCTCTCGGTGAAGTGGGTCAGTTCGTCCATGAGCAGCACGTGGATCTCCGCGCCCTGATACTTGAACACGTCCCGCTCGTACTGGCAGTGGCACAGGAATATCTTGCTGCCGCCGTCGAAGCCGCCCGCGGGACCGTTACCGAAGGCGATGAAGTTCTTGCCCGAGTTGATCTTGACGAAGCCGGCCTGCAGCCACTCGGCAAGCAGGACCGGGAACGAGGCCGGGCCCTGCATGTGGTTCTTCCACAGGTCGTCGGACAAGCGCCGGAAGATGTAGACCTGCAGGCCCGGCACGGCGAAACACCAGGACAGCGCGGCCACGCGCATGAGATGCGACTTGCCGCCTCCGGCACTGCCCCCATACAGGACTTCGGTGGCCCTGGTCCGGTAGGCTACGCCCTGACGCGGGTGCAGCCGAAGGGTCTTAGTCCCGCTCGCCTGCATCCGTGACGTCCTGTACTGCGTCCTGCCCGTCCGGTCCGTTTTGTCCGTCCGGCCCTTCTGAACCGTCGGGTCCGTCGGGGCCGGTAATGTGGATGGTCAGGCCGGGCAGCTTGATCATGCCCCCGGCGCCTTCTCCGTCGTCGATATTGCAGGCCTGGCGCTCAAGCGCGATGGCCTTGTGCAGGCTCGACGCGGCCTCGTAGTGCGTGCGGGCCAGGCTCTTGAGATCACCCGGCCCCAGGTCCTGGCCCGGCCCGGCCGAGGCGAGCACGTCCTCCAGCCTGTCCAGCAGCAGTCGGCCGACCTTGCGCAGGCGGGCGGCGTCCCGGCGGTGCTCGCGCAGGACCTCGGCGTGCTTGCGGGCAGCCATGCTTACCTCATCCACCCGCGCACCAGGGCGCCGACAACCGCCATGGCCACCGCGGACGCGAGCGCCGAGCCGATGCCCACGATGACCGACGTGCGCACCTGGGCGCGCTCCAGCGCCGTCAGGCGCAAAGCCAGGGCCTGCACCTGATCGGCCAGGGACTGGTGCATGTGGGCCCTGGTCGAACAGCGCTCGGACAGCAACATCTCGATGCGCGCCAGCACGCGCCCCATGTCGGTCTGACCCACGCGCAGCTCCTTGATCGCGCTCCACAGGTTGGCGATATCGTCGGCGCTCACTTCGCCTTTCCTCCAAGCTTTTCAAACGTGCGCAGCGTGCCCAGGCCGAGCATCCCGAGCACCAGCTCCATGAGCCCGGAGATCGCGCCGATCGGATAGGCCGGCAGGACGATGCCGGTCAGGTCCGTGGACCCGTAGATGACCTTGAGACACAGGTAGACCCACACGCCGGAGGCGGTCAGGAACTGCGGCAGGTAGTAGGTGGCCAGGGCCGCGGCGCAGACCCAGCCGATGGCCGGCCGCCAGCCCGCCACGAACAGCGTGCGGTGCGTGGCCTCGATCTTGGTCAGTTCGATCTGCCCCAGGGCCGGAAGCCCGCGCAGACGCTCCAGGGCCTCCTGGCGGGTCAGCCGCTCGTCGTCGCTGGTAAACAAGGCGTCCAAGGTGTTGCCGATGGCCTCCACAGGCCTGGCCATCGCCTCGCCCGCCTCCTTGCCGATTCCCAGCCAGCTACCCAGCCCCATGTTGCCCCCTGTTCGCCCACCAGGCCCGCACATCGAAGCCGGGGCAGGTCTTGCCCTTGTCCAGGTCACGGTGTCCGACGACCTCGGCTTCAGGTGCGATACGCTTCAGGGTCTCCACCAGGAGCCACAAGCTCTCCCGCTGCTGGCCGCTGAAATCGGGCTTGCCGTGCCTGCCGCCCACGAGGCAGATGCCGATGGCCTGGGAGTTCATGCCGGCCACATGCGCGCCGGTCACGGTCTGCCAGCCCGGCGCCGCGTTGATGTCCAGGGGTCGGCCGGATTCGATCACGCCGGAGCGCCGTATGACGTAGTGGTAGCCGATACCGTCCCAGCCGTTCTGCTTGTGCCAGCGGTCGATCTCGGCCGCGCCGATGTCCAGCTCGGGCGGTGTGTCCGCGCAGTGGATGACGATGTATTTGACCTTGCTTGCGTCCATGTCGATCCCGTTGTGAAGGTGAGTTGCCCTTGATCCGCCTGGCGCAGTCTAGAGCAGATTGCTTTTAAGACGCCCGCTCCGGCGTTGACGGCGCAAGTGAATTGCGCCTACGCCTACGCAGCGGTAAGCCATGCTGACGCATGGCTTGCAGAGCATTTTCAAAAGCAAAATGCTCTATCCACGGCGCAGGCCCATGGCCCTGCTGCGCTCAGCGATAGCCATCCGTCGCGGGCCAGCGCTCGTCATCCCCGCCGGCCTTGAGCTTGAGCAAGTGCAGCTCCAGCCTGAGCCGATGGATGAGGCTGGCATGCCGGTCCAGCGACTCCTGCTGGCGCAGGACCATGCGCTCCAGCGCGTCCAGGCGCCTCTGCGCCCTGTCCTCCTCGGTGTGTCCTGATTGCTGGCTCATCATGGCTCCTTCCGTTTGCTTTTCAGTGCCTTGCAGCCCCACGCCCCGGCCTCGGCCATCCAAAGCCGGCCTGCTCCCCTGCAGGGAGCAGCGCCCGGCCAGCGGGCTGTCACCTCCGCTGCCGGGCGCTGGTTCACCTCGGCCTTCTCGGCGCCTGCGGGCGGCATCGGCTTGCCTGCCTCCATGCCGTCCTTCTGCCAAGGTTCCGGCGCCCACGGGTACGCTCGGACAGGCCCAAGATAACCGGGTGGAGACAAAGAGAGGATGGCGCGGTGCGGGATATGCGCGCTATGGCGGGGATGGGGAGGAAGATGACAAGGCGGGCGTGAGTGGGAGAGCGGGAATAATGAAAGAGGCGGCCCACAGGGGCCGCCTCTTGGATCACTTTCAATCCTGCCTTCCAACCGCCATGGGCGCGGCTGGGCTCAACGCCTGAAGGCTTCTAGAGCAGATTGCTTTTAAGACGCCCGCTCCGGCGTTGACGGCGCAAGTGAATTGCGCCTGCGCCTACGCGCGGCGGCAAGCCATGCCGACGCATGGTTTGCAGAGCATTTTCAAAAGCAAAATGCTCTAAAGCTTGGCGCGCAGGGCCTGCCTGGCCGCTACCTTGCTCTTGACCGCCTGGGGCAGCCGACGGGATTCGGCCTGTTCGGCCGTAAGCACGCCCGCGGCCTTGAGGTCGTCGAGCAGTCCCTCCAGGACCGCGGCAAGATCCTCGCTTACGCGCGCCATGCGTTTGTCCGAGGCCGCAAGCTCGGCCTTGGCCTGGCGGGCCTCCTCGCGCTGCGCCCACTCCTCGGGCGAAAAAGCGCGGATGCGGCCGTCGGGCTCCATGGCCAGCCTGCCCCGGTCGGCGTAGGTCATCGCCACGGGCTGGGAGCCGGGCACGGCCACGGCGTGCAGCGTGAACGCGCCGCCCTCGCAGCGCACGTGCATGCTCGCAAGCTCGGCCAGGTCCACGATGCGCTCGCCGTCGTAACGCAAGCGCTCCAGGCCCACGCCGGCCGGCAGCTCGCCGACCTCCAGGCCGGCCTCGCTGCGCAGCGGCAGCCGGCGCACGATCAGGTCCTCATGCAGGATGACTTTCGTCATGGGCAAGCTCCTTGGAGTCTGGGGAATGTGGAGAGTGTGCGGAGTATGGAAGCTGCGCGCGCTGCGGCTCGGCCACGGCCTCCAGGGCCGGCCGGCAGGCGTCGGAAAAGGCGGCCACGCGGCGCATGGGCTGCTCCAGGGCCACCAGCGTGCGGCCCACGGCCTGCACCTGGCCGCTCAGCTCGGCCACGCGGTTGCGCGCGCAGTCCACGTCGGCCTGCATGCCGAGCAGCCGGCCCTCGATGTCCGGCAGGTACTTGGCCAGAAAGTCGAGCACGCTGACCTCCACGGTCTCCACGCGCTGCTGCGGGTCGCCCTGCTTGTCCGGCCCCTTCTGCACCGTGATGCTGCGCACCAGGGCGGCCTTGAGTTCGTCCTGCACGACCTCGCGCACCACCTCGCGCAGGGCGGCCCTGAGGGTCTCCTTGCTGATGAACATGGTGGTCCTATCCTTTAGGTCAGGTCGGGGTATTGCAGGGTGCCCACGGCAGCGGAGGGGCGCCAAGTGCCGGCGTGGGATATAGTAGGTGTAGCTGCTTGAGTTGCTGCACCGTGGGAATGGCTGCCGGCATAGCTTGAGTAATAGGCATAGTTTTCCCAAAAACCACCATCGTTTTTGTAATTTGCACCAGCCCCAAGCCCAGTAGTACTCGTATTGGGATTCTTGATACTGCCTATGTCATGACGGTGATTCGCGTCCGCTGTTATCCCATGGGTATGTGACCCAATGGTGAGCCCTGAGATGGCCCAGGCCCCAGTCTGCCCGCCGCCGCTCACATTATAGGCCTGGGTCCCGCCCTTCACGGCCAGCACCACGTCGGCCACGGTGTCATCCACAACCCAGCCCGGCGTGGCCTCGTTGCGGTAGACCCAGGTCTTGTGGCCCGCGTCGCCCAGGAGCACGGCCAGCCAGGCCGTGTTGTCGGCATTGCGCACGCGCAGGGCATCCTTTCCGCCTGCGCCGTACCAGGGCATGCCCGCCAGCGGGTTGGCCGGGGCGGTCAGGCCGAAGAATTGAGAGCGCAGGCACTCCAGGTTGTGCTCGATATTCTGCATGTCGATCTGCACCTGGTTGCCCGGTGCGAACATGTCGATGGTGTAGTTCTGAGCCATGGCCCCTCCTTACAGGGCGTGAGATGAATGCCGAGAGGCTTCTACTGAACGGCCAAAGGGCTAGAGGTCCAGGTACTGCAGCGAGCCTACGGCTGCGGCCGGACGCCAGGTGCCATTCTGGGTGATAGCACCGGCAGAGGAGGTTGCCCCTCCGTGGGAATGTGAACCCTGGTAGTCCGTATAGGCGTAATAGACAGAGCCACCCTCGTCCAATACCCAGCCATAGCCGAGAGCAGCGCTGTGCGTGATTGCCCCTCTCGAATGCCTGTGATTGCCATCGCTTGAAATGGTATGCGTGTGCGCTCCGGGCAGACCACTTATGGTCCACGTCCCTGCCATTTCTCCGCCATTCACATTGTAGGCCTGCGTCCCGCCCTTGACCGCCAGCACGCGATCGCTCACCGCCGCATCCACGACCCAGCCGGCCATGGCCGCGTTGCGATAGACCCACAGCTTCTGGGCCGCGTCGCCGTGCATGAGCCCGATCCAAGCCGTGCCGTTGTGCTGCTTGAGCACGGACTTGTTCAGGTCGTACCAGGCCTGGCCCGTAATGGCGTTGGCCGGGGTGGTCAGTCCCGAGAACATGGAGCGCAAGCACTCCAGGTTGTTTTCGATGTTCTGCATGTCGATCTGCACCTGGTTGCCGGGCGCGAACATGTCGATGGTGTAGTTCTGGGCCATGTGGCTTCTCCTCCTAGGAGGTCGCGAACTTAAGGGTGAAGGGCTCGACCAGGGCAAAGGTGGTCGAGGTCGGGTCGTTGATCTCGACCTCCACCTGGAAGTAGCGGCCCATGACAACCGCGCTCAGGGTCTCCAGCTGCTCCAGGACCAGGCCAAGATTTTCCGTGTCGCCGTAATGCAGGCGCATGCGCACCTGCGGGCCGACCTCCAGGCTGGTCAGGTTTGTCCAGCTGATGTCTCCCAGCTCCTGCCAGGTCACGGGCGTGGGCGCGAGGATGCTCCAGGTGTTCCCATTGTCCACCACGGTCACTCCGGCCAGGATGTAGGCCAGGTACTGACCAGTGGCGCCCAGGTCATAGACCGGCGACAAGAACGAACCCGACAGGCCTGCGCCATGTGTGGCGCGCAGCTGCTGCACGCCGTTGTAGAGGTACTGCTCCGTGCCGCTGTGCGTGCCCGTGGCATAATCGCAGGCAAAGGCCTGCTCCACCATGTAGCCCATGGGCGGCTCGGGCATGGCCAGGGCCGCGCTGCGCGGCGTCTCGCCGTACTTGCCGTTGTTGGAGCGCGTGGCGGCCCAGAACACGTGCATGCCGGGCTTGACCCCGTGCAGGCTGTAGGTCGCCTCGATATTGGCAGCCAGGAACAGGCCGCCGTCCCAGGTCGAGCCTACGCGGAACTCGACATAGTCCTTGTCTGACCAGCTCAGGCCGCGCATGCCGTAGAGCGACACGCTCTGGGCGTTGGGTACGGCCTTGAGCGCCACGAGCGAAGGCGGCGCGGCCTCCAGGCCGCGGATGACGCGGGCCAGGACATAGGCGTTCAGCTCGCTCTGGCGCACGCCGTGGATGGACACCACGGTCAGGCGCAGCCGGACTTCCTCGCCCTCCTGGATGTTGTCCAGGTCGAAGCTGCCCTTGACGTCGTACATGAATTTCCAAGTGGACCCGCCATCAGTTGAGCGGCAGACCTCCACGTGGTCGAACCAGGGGTAGTCCGGCGGCACATCAAAGCTCACGCGCAGGCGCGTGAACGTGCGCTGGCGGTAGGTATACAGGCTCTCCTCGCTGTGGACGTTGACCACGCACGGCGGCTCGGCCCCGGGATCGGGCAGGCTGCACGTGTAGACGTCCTCGGGCTCAAGGTTGAGGACCGCGTCGTAGAGCTTCTCATCCTCGTAAGCCAGCTCGAGCTGCACGCCGTCGCCGGCGCGCATGGCCTGCACGCGCATGATCTGGTCCGCGATGCCCAGGGACGGCGAGTTCAGGATCACCAGGTCGCCGGGCTCCAGGGCCAGACACTCGTCGCTGAACGAGCCGCTGATGGTGCGGTCCAGAAGGGCCCGCTCCAGGTGGTAGCTGCCCATGCGCGCGGCCAGCGTGCGGTCCAGGAAGCCCGACAGGTCGATGTCCTGGGACACGCCGCCCGCAAGGCCGATCTGCAGCGTATCCGTGGTGTAGTTGCCCGTGGGGTCGGTCCAGGTGACCTCGACGTTGTCCGGCTTCTTGTGCCGCGAGGGCTGGCTCATGGAGATCTGCGCCCTGCCCTCGTTGTCCACGCGGATCATGGACTCGTCCAGGGCCATGGCCACGGCCTCGTGCTCCAGGTCGGCGTAGCGCAGGTGGAACTGCCCGTCGTACCAGACCAGGTTGCCCCGGAAGTGGCTCAGCAGGGTGTCCACGATGTCCTGGGCATCCTCCTGCTTGAAGCCGAAATGGGCCATCCACTTCTTGCCGTTCGTGTCCTTGTCAAGCGTGTCGCAGTAGTTGGCCGCGCTGATCACCGAGGCCTCGTCGATCACGCCCATGTCCCAGCCGCGTCCGAAGCGCGCATTGCTCAGGTAGTCGCTCAGCATGAGCGCCGGGTTCTCGGTGTAGGCCGCCTGCCCGCTGCGCGGGTCCAGGACCTTGCGGCCCTTGAGCAGCACGGTCGGGTCCGGGATGGCGTCGTAGTGGTTCTGGTCGTAGCGCAGGCGCAGCACGATGTAGCAGGTGTTGGGCTGGCGGTCCGTCCATTTGGGGATGGCCGCCTGCAGGGCCGCACAGACCTGCTGCGTGGCGCTTCCGGGATAAAACCAGAAAGAGACAGTGTCGCCGAAGGTCCACCAGGGCTTGCCATTCAGGTACACGAGCTGGCGGCCCTGGACGTCCGTGGCGATGCCCTCGCACTCGCCCTCGGCCAGGTTCTGCACGATCCACAGGTACCTGTTGTTCTCGCCGGCCACCTCGACAAAGACCTGGTTGCCGCCCACGAGCCGCGTGCCATAGACGAGCGGCAGCGGCTCTTCGGTCGAGCGCGTCACGCCCTTGAGGCTGGCGTTCTTGCTCATCTGGCGGCGGGCCTTCTTCATGGCCTGGCGCGACTCGTAATAGGAGTACGCCGACAGGGCGGCGCTAATAGCAATAGCTATAATGTATGGTATTGCCGCGGGCATTGCCATCCTCTCACGGGTTCATAGCGGGTTAGCGTGAACTTGTTCGTGCCGATGCCCTCGACAGCCGAAAGCGCCTGGCCATTGCCGGCATACACGACCGTGAAGGCCGGGGCCTCGGAGAACAGTGGCCGCACGAGCAGGATGTCGCCGGGCTGCACGTGACGCGGATCGCAAGGTTCCAGGATGGTGTCGAAGAAGCGCCCCATGAGCGCCTTGGCCTCCTCGGGCGCGCGGCGGAAAAGCTCGGCATAATCGTCCCGGCCCACGCCCTCGAACTGCTCCGGGACCTGCACGCCCCTCAGTTCCAGCCAGTGCAGCACGAGGGCGAAGCAGTCCCAGCGGCCCAGCTCGTACTCGCGGCCCAAAAGTTCGCTGGTCAGCCTGGCGAAGGAACTCATTTGGACGTCCTCCCCCAGGTGATTTCCTTGTTGTCCAGGGACGGCAGCCAGCGGAAGCCGCCGAAATTGGCCACATTGCCGAAGCCCACGCACTCCTTGTGCGTCTTGAAGCAGTTCTCGCCCGCCTGGACCGCATGGCCGCACTCGGGGCTGCCGAAGCGCCACGGGCAGGAGGCGGCCTGCACGCGCAGGGTCTTCTGGTCCCAGCGCGAGTAGCGATTGAGCACCTCGCAGGAGATGCTGCCCTCGCTCAGTTCCCAGGAATCGATCTCGCCGCCGAACAAGAGCGTCCTGGCACTGCCCACGATCTCGTAGCGCCAGGCGCCGGGGTCGGTGCTGCCCGCGCCGTCCGGCGTAAGTTCCAGGCGCGTGCCGTCGGCCAGCAGTAGGTAGCTGCCCTTGGAGCGCTCGTCCTGGACGCCCACGAGCACGAAGTGCAGGTCCACGGACGCGCCCTGCGGGTTTCCGTCCACGAAGACCGGCGTGAGCAGGTCGTCCAGGTTGTCCAGCTCCAGGTTCAGGTTGTCGTTGATGAACCCGGACGAGTACTGCAGGGCCGAGACCTCGAAGCCCCGCGGTTCGTAGAGATGATCCAGGTAGAGCGGGAAGTCGCAGTTCGTGTAGCGCAGCGGCTCGTCCGTGCTCCGGCCAGGGATGTCCAGGGTCAGGAGCATGAACGGCCGCAGCTCGTTCGATCGCAGCGCGCTCAGGACTTCGCTCGGCAGGCTACGCATTGGGCAACCCCCTGAGCTTGACGCCCGAGTCCACGAGCCGGCCGTACCAGGTCTCGAAGTCGAGCACGTCCTCGGCAAAGCGGCAGCGCATCTTGAGCCGGCCATAAAAGGACATGGTGATATACCCGCCGGCGGCAGGCGCGGCAGCGAACACGATGCGGTCCGCGCCGTCAACTCCGGCCCCCGGCTCGTACGCGTAGTCCGCGCCGTCGGTCAGCCTGGTTCCGTCGAAATGCACCTCCACGGACAAGGCCTGCCGGGCCGGGGCGTTCCAGATGGTCTGCTCGCCGTTGCCCACGCCCACGTACTCCGAGGCATAGGCCTGCTCCTGGAACCGGTAGTAGCTGAACTCCTCGAAAGCGCCCTTGCGCTCGCGGTGGAACTGCCAGAGCAGGGCGGCCTGGCCGGTGGTGATCTTCTGGTAGCGCAGGGTCACGTCGTACAGCGGGAACAGCAGCTTCTGCTTGCGCAGCTCGCGGCCGCCGCCGTAGCGGGACACGACCGTCTCGAAGCGCTGCACGAACTTCTCCGGCTCCTGGGCCGGGACTTCCAAGGCGATGTCGGGATAGACAGCCATATGCTAGCCTCCCACGGCGCTGAGCAGGCCGCGATCGCCGCGCGATACGCCCCGCTGCACGGCCTCGGAGATGGCGGCGGGGTTTCTGCGCACGAGGTCGCTGAAGGAGCGGGCGTCCACGGCCTGGATGGTGTAGGTGTGATTGTGCACGGTCTGCCTGGGCTCGTCGGCCTTACGCTGGCCCATGAGGCGCACCGGGATGTTCTGGCCGTCGGGCAGGGGCACGTGCGCCTCGTGGCTGTACGGACCCTCCGAGACCCAGGCCAGCTGCGGGGAATGGCTCACGCCGCCCAGGGCGTAGCCGCCCGGCTCCTGGGAGCGGATCATCTGCACGCGGGCCATGCCGCCGGCAATGGCCGCAGCAGCGGCGGCAGCACCGAGGGCCGTACCCACGTAGGGGATGCTGCTCATGGACGTGAAGGCCTTCTGGGCCGACTCGTAAGTGCTGATGATCGTCTCGGAGATGGCAAAGGCCTTGTACAGGGCGAAGGCCTCCTTGTTATGCTTGCCAAAGGCCTGCGAAACGTCCTTCATATTGCCGGCCATCTGGCCGAAGGTGGAGCCGATGGCGCTGAGCTGCTCGTCGGTGAGCTGGCGCTGGGACTCGGTGGCCTTCTTCGCGTTATCCTGATCCTGCTGGCGCAGCTCGGCCTTGCGGGCATTGGCCTCTTCCTCGACCATTACCTTGTCGTCGGCGATCTGCTGCCAGACCTCCAGCTCCTGGTTGGCCTGCTCGAACAGGGCATCAGTCTCGCCCATGCCGAGATCAAAGCTATTCGGCAGGTTGACCCTGCCGCCGGACGACTGCGCCTCGGGCACCTCCGGGACAGCCTGCGTCGCAGTCAGCCCCCGCTTGGCCATCTCAAGGTCTTTCAGCAGCCAGGAGTCCGCACCCACGAGGTTGCCGCGCGCGGCGTACGTCTCCATGAGTCCTTCATGGTACGCGGGCTCGTCGTAAACCGTACGCGCCATCTGCTTTTTGATGCGCTTTTCCTGCTCGGCGAGGACGGCATCGCTTGAATTCATCTGCTCCAGGTATGCCGCGCCCTTGTCTCGATCAAAATAATACCCTGCCGCATCCCAGGAACTTATGCGGCCTTGGTTGGCGAGCTTGCCCCAGGGCGAGGCGTAGAGATCGGTCACGGCCCCGGTCCAGCCGCCGAATCCCGCCCCAGCCAGCTTGCCTGCAGGTCCGAGATTGCCTCCGATCTTGGCACCCTTCTCCGCATATCCGGTGACACGCTTGAGGGTATCCCCCCAGTCGTAACTTGCCTTGGCCGTCTTTTTCATTGTCTCAGCAAGCTTGCTCGCCTCCTGACGGAACCCGGCAAGATCTTTGCTCTCTTTATCGAGATTGCTATTCTCAGCCATGCTTCACCGCCTGCTTGCGGCTAGGGGTTGTAACCGGCCGGGCAGGCTTTAACCCGCCCGGCCGGCCTGCTCCTGGTGCATGCGCCGCAGCGCTTCGGCCTCCAGGAGCCTGATCTTGCGCCACAGGGAGCGCGTGGGCTCGATGCCCAGCCAGCGGGCTGTCACCTCCACGGCCGGGTAGGAAAGACCCACGGCGCCACCCGGGCCTACTCGCCACTGCGTCTGGAGCGCTGTCCACAAGGCCCAGGCCGCGCGGTTTTCGCGCGCAAGCTCGGGCGCTCGCCATTCGCACGTGGCGCATGGGGGCTGGCCTCCATGATCTGTGCGGCAGGTCTGGCAGTAGGACTGCCGCGTGGCGTCGGCCGCCCACTGCCAGACCGCTACGAGTTTTTTTCAGTGTCCGGGCTGCCGAAGGTCTCGGCCAGCACGGCCCGGTGCAGCGCGGCCACGTCCCGGTTGCTCTGTCTGGCCCTGGCCCAGGCCTCGGGGCAGGTCTGCTCCAGGGTCTCGCGCATGAGCTGCCGGCGGCCGGCGATACGCTCATGGTCGCTCTTGCTCTCGTCCAAAAGCTCACTCTCACGGGCCAGGTAGGCGTCGGCCGCCTCGAAGGACAGGCCGCAGAATTCCACTTCGGCCCCGGAGGGCAGGGTCAGCTTGGGCATGGTCTGGCTCCTAAAGCATTTTGTATTTCAGACGCTCCCTTCGGCGTTGACGGCGGAATCACATTCCGCCTGCGCCTGCGGGGCGGCAAGCCATGCCGACGCATGGCTTGCAGAGCATTTTCAAAAGCAAAATGCTCTAGTAGCCGGCCACGTCGTTGGTCAGCGTGACCACGACGGCGCTGTTGTTCACGGCGTCGTCGCCGAAGTAGGCCTTCCAGGGCAGCTGGATCTTCACGCCCTGCGGGCCCTCGATGGCCGGGGCCTGCTGTTCGAGCACGACCTCGGGGAACAGGAAGGACAGGCTGTGGCTGCCGCTGGTGAAGGACAAACGCAGGCTCGTCTCGGCCATGTTCACGGCCTTGTTAAGCAGCGTCGCGTCCTCGAACAGGGCGCTCAGCGTTCCGCTGATGCTGGCCACGCCCTCGGGCAGGCTGTTGCGCGTGCCCTGGCCGCCGATGACGTAGTTGCCGGTGTCCAGGCCGAAATCCATCTCCAGGGAGAACTCGGTGCAATTGGCCAGCGCTACGCCGTTTTCCTCGATCGAGGCCTGGAAGTTCTGGAAGCGGTCGAAGGCGATGCAGGCCGGGTCGAGTTGGTAAGGCGTGGCCGAAGGCGCGGACTCCGTGGCGCCGACGATGCCGATGCTGGCCACGAGTTCGGCGTCGCCGCCAACGGACATGGACAGCTTGGAGGCCTTGCAGCCGGCGCAGAAAATATACTGGCCGATGTCCTCGAAGCGCTTCTCCAGGCCGAAGCTCGGCATGGTCTCGCCAAGCTTGAAGGTATGCGTGTAGGGGCCTGCGCCGGTGGTGGCCGGCGCGCCGAACATGGCTTTGAGCCAGTTGCCCATGGCGCGCACGTCCACGGGCACGCTCAGGTCGCCGGCCACGTCCATGTTGCCGGCAAAGGGCATGACCGGATCGCGGCGGCCGGTGATGGTCTGGGCGGCCTGCAGCGTGCGCGTGCCCTTAACGCTGCAGGTGTTGAAAGGCATGGCCTTGCCGGCCTTGACGGCCGGGGCGGTCTTGTAGCTCTGCTCGAAATCGAGGAGCAGCTTGGATTTGGAACCTTTGGCCTGCATGATGATTTCCTCCTATCAGCCTAGTGTTTTCGGTAGCTTGGCGGTCACGAGCATGGTCAGCTCGAAATATCCTTCCTCGGGCGAGCTGCTATGGGCTTCGATGGGCCCAAGCGTCTCCACGTCCACGGCGCCGTCGATGGCCGCCTGCACGCGCGGCAAAAGCTCACTGCGCAGGCGCTTGAGGCCCCGGTACTCGGTGCGGTTCGTGGCGCTCTCCACCTGGTCGTCGGCCACGCCGAGCAGCACCGCGACCTGCAGTTCGTGCAGCTTGACCTCGCCCGTGAGGCTCTTTTGCGGGTCGAAAGCGATGTACGGGCAGTCGAGCTTGCCGGGCTTGCTGCGCGGGTTCAGGCCCACGAAGCGCGCAAGCGGCCGGCCGAAGGTGGCAGTGATCCAATCGTTCAGCTCCGTGTTGGCGGCCACGGCCGCTTCCCAGGCTGTACACAGGTCGTAGCTGTCCATGCCGTCTTTCCTCGTAAGGGCTCGTAAAGGTTGTGGCCCCATGGGTTGGCCCATGGAGCAGTTAGACAGGCGCAGGATAGTCGGGGGGACGAAAAGACGGGATGGCGTGGTGCAGGATATGCGCGCTATCGCGGGGGGATGCGGAGGCTGGGCTTGGCGGGAGAGGAAGGCAGAGGCCGCGGACAGCGGCCCCAGGGCTTGGGCGCAGCCGCTTGACGAGCGGGATAATTCAGTAGAATATTTGAAAAATCGTCTCACCCGGCCTGCGCAGCGCGTGACGCCACCCTGCGTTCTCGCGCGCCTTGCGGCAATCCGCGCGATCGGGTCAGCAGGCCAGGCAAGTGAGGCAAGTCAGGCAGGCCAGCCAAATCAGGCAGGCAGATACGGCGGAAAAGGCCTTCGCGCACGGGCCGGGCAAGATGCACGCCTGCGCGAAGAGCCGCTGTATCGGATGTCACTCGTACGCAAGGAGGCTGCGATGAAACGTTCCGAGCAGGCCGAGTCCCAGCACGACAGCATGGCCTTCACCCTGGCCGGCTACCTGGGCCGCACGCAGGGCTGCGCAATGATCAAGGCCGACGGCATCTGCGGCTATGAGCGGCCCGACCCGATCGAGAGGAATGGCCAAAGCCTTGTCCCGGATATCGTGGCCTGGCGCTCGAAGCCCTCCATCGCCAAATCCGTGTCCCCCAACTACATCTGCGAGGTCGAGACCGCCTGCAGCATCAGCTCCGAGCACACGGCCGGCCAACTCGGGGTGTTCGCCGCCGAGGCCAAGCGGGTCGGGGCGGAGTTCATCCTGCTGGTGCCCAAGGCCGTGGTGCCCGTCGCGCGCGACGTCCTCACAAAGCTCGGCATCCACAACGCCAAGATCATGTCCCTGTCGGAATAGAGCCTTTAGCTTTTGAAAATGCTCTGCAAGCCGTGCGTCGGCATGGCTTGCCGTTTGCTTCGGCGCAGGCGCAATTCACTTGCGCCGCGGGCGCCGGAGCAGACGTCTTAATGCTGAATGCATTTGAAATGGGGGGTCCAGGGGAATCATTTCCCTGGTGGGAGGGTCTGGGAGGGCAAAGCCCTTCCCAGTTTCTGCCAGTTCTTGTGCAGAACGCTCTAAAAGCAATCTGCCATAAAAAGGCCCCGGTCGCCCGGGGCCTTTGTGTATCGATTGCTCGCAGCGGCCGGCGAACATGCCGACATCGCCATACCAGGGGCTGGCTAGGCGTCCTTCAGCTCCTCCACCAGGCGCTTGAGCACCTGGGCCTGGCCGGCCAGCTCCAGGACGGCCTTGGCCGCCTCGCCCATGGCCTGGGCCGTCTCCGAGGAGATGGCGCTGACCTGCTCCACGGCGCGGCTGATCTCCTCGCTGGCCGTGGACTGCTGCTCCGAGGCCGTGGCGATGCCGCGCACCTGGTCGGAAGCCTTTTCCACCAGTTGCACGATCTCCCGCAGGGCCTCGCCGGACTCGCGGGCCAGCTGGGTGGCCTGCTCGATGGTCTGCACCGAGCGGTCCACGTTGTCCATGTTCTTGCGCGTGCCCTGCTGCACGCCGCGGATGGCGTTGCCGACCTCGGTGGTGGCCTGCATGGTCTTCTCGGCCAGCTTGCGCACCTCGTCGGCCACCACGGCGAAGCCGCGCCCTGCGTCTCCGGCGCGGGCCGCCTCGATGGCCGCGTTGAGGGCCAGCAGGTTGGTCTGGTCGGCGATGTCCGAGATGACGTTCATGATCCGGCCGATGGCCTCGGCCTGCCGCCCCAGATCCTCCATGTCCTTCTTGAGCGCCACGGACTGGTTCTGCACCTCGCCTATGCCGGCCAAAACCCGGCCCACGATGGCCGCGCCCGCCTCGGCCTTGGTGCGCGCCTTGTCCGATACCGTGGCCGCGTCGCCGGCGTTCCTGGCCACCTCGAGCACCGAGGCGTTCATCTCCTCCATGGTCGTGGCCGTCTCGCCGATGCGCTTGGACTGCTCGTCCACGCCCTTGTCCGACTGCTCGATCTGCGCCGACAGCTCCTCCGAGGACGAGGAGACGACCTCGACCACGCTCTCCAGCCTGGCCGCGGCCTGCAACATGCCCTCGCGCTTGGCCGACTCGGCCTGGGCCTTGGCCTGCTGGGCCTCCTGCGTGGCCTTGCGGGCCTGCTCGGCCTGCGCCTCGGCCTCGCGGGTCTGGGCCTCGGCCTTGGCGAACATGCTGCGCAGGTTCTCGACCATGCGCCCGAGCGCCTGGGCCAGCATGCCGATCTCGTCGCGATTGGTGACCGTCAGGGTCTGGTCCAGCTGGCCGTCGGCCACCTTGTAGGCAAACTCGGCGGCGCGGATGATGGGTTTGGTCAGGGAGCGGGCAACGACCACGGACAGGCCGAGCATGAGCAGGCCCACGAGTGCGGAAATCAGGACCACGGAGCTCGTGATGCTCTGCTGGGTGGTCTCGATGACGTCGCGCCGTATGCCGATGAAGAACATGCCCGCGGTCTTGCCGTTGGCGGCTATGATGGGCCAGTAGGCCGTGTCGTGGTCACTGCCCAGGATCTTGTTGCGGCCGATGAAGGGCTGCGCGCGCTGGATCACGGTCTCCAGGACCACGGGGTTGTCCATCTTCGTGCCCACGGCCCGCTTGCCGTTCACTTGGATGGTGGTGGAGGCGCGGGTATCACCATCGAAGAGCGTACATTCCACTCCCAGGCGCTGCTTGATGGAGTCCACGAACTTCAGGGAGGCCAGGTCGATGCCAGGCGTGATCACGCCCACGATCCGGCCGTCCAGGCGCACGGGCTGGCCCGCGCGCAGGGACAATTTGACCACCCTGCCCGGCTCCATGCCCACTGAGGCCTGGCCGTTGAGCGCCTTTTGCACATTGGTCTGATTGAGGATGGAGTCCCCGGCCTTGTCCGAGTGGCCGCGCGCCAGGACCGAACCGCGGCTGTCGGCGATGGTGATGAATTCGACCCCCGAGGAGCCCATGACCTCCCGGGCGTAGCCGCGCAGGAAGGCGGCGTCGCCCTGGTCCAGGGCCCTGGCCACGTCAGGATTCTCGGCCATGAGCCTGGCTACGGTCGACAGCATCAGCGCGTTGTCCCGGACCTCATGGTCCAGGCTGTTCATGTAGGTCCGGAGACGCTGCAGGGACTCGGCGTCGAATTCCTTGCCCACGTAATGGTTCACGCCGAACACGATACAACTTGCCAATAGGATGATGGTACTTAGGCAAACGCCCAGGATCTTCCAGAAAAATGATATGCGCACAGGTTCCCTCCGAATACCGCATCAGGTAGCAAGCACTCAGTACCGGCACATCCAATGCACCATACGTACTGTCCCAAACACCCTCGAAGCACAGGCCTGCGACAGGCCAAACATTGCTCTGGAACGAGGCATCAACGCCTCGTGGATTTCAAATCACATATTGCAAATGTTGCCGCAGGCTCCTGCGGCCGGATGTTCAGCTTGCCCTTGCCGCACTGTTTCCGGCAGAAAATGCGGCAAGTACTTTGAGCGTACATGCAATTTGCCCTGTATCACCAGCCAAAAGCTTACTCAGGCTTTGGAACTATCTATTGATTTCTTAAAAGCTATTTATATAGGAGCACTTTCCAGCAGAAAAGGCAACCTTCTGTCAAGTTGATAAAAAACAACACAACCTGCTTTGTTGCCATAGATTTCCAGACAGACATTCCCTTGTGGGATAACTACTTACAGGGATCACCGCACATGCCTTCGGGGCTTGATCGGGCAGACCGCCAGGCCGTTATTTATTTGGCCTGCGCGCCAGGATGGCTTGCCGGGTCGCTCTGGCAGGGCTACCATGTTCGATTATGCGCGGCATTGCCCTGCTCATGCTCCAGATCGGGCTCCTGGCCATGTTCCTGATCGGGCCCTTGCCCTTGCCCGGGCTTTCCTTTGCCCTGCCGGCCAAAGTCATCAAGGTCAGCGACGGCGACACCCTGACCGTGCTCACCGAGGACAAGCGCCAGGTGCGCGTGCGGCTGTTCGGCATCGACTGCCCGGAGAAGAAGCAGGACTACGGCAGCAGGGCCACGGAATTCACCAGGGAACTGGCCGCCCTGCAGGACGTGGACGTGCAGGAGCTGGACGTGGACCGCTACGGCCGCATCATCGGGCGCATCACCCTGGAGGACGGCCGCGTGCTCAACGCCGAGATCGTGGCCCATGGCTGGGCCTGGGTCTATCGCCAGTATTGCCGCATGGCCGAATGCACGGCCTGGCTGCAGCTGGAGGCCCGCGCCAGGCAGCAGCGCATCGGGCTGTGGCAGGGCAAGGACCCCGTGCCGCCCTGGGAATGGCGCAAGGCGCGGCGCAAGAAAAAGTAAGGCCCCGGCCTTGGACCTTCTGCGTGTCGCCATGCCTGCCTTGACGAGTAGCCAAAAAATGGCTACCTGAACCCACATAACATGGACGGTCGAGTTTACGGCCAAGGCGGCCAAGCAAAAGACAAAGCTGCCAAAACGGATCGCGGAGCGCCTTGACGCCCTGAGGCGGGCCATCGAGTTCAATGGGCCTCTCCAACCGACCATGCCGCACTTCGGAAAGCTCAAGAACCGGCCGGGCGAGGTCTACCACTGCCACCTGAACAAGGGCCGCCCCACCTATGTGGCCGTGTGGCAGGTGCTGGACAAGGTCGTCTGCCTGGTGGAGGTGACATATGTTGGAACTCACGAAAAAGCCCCGTACTGACGGCTTGGTGGAGGTTCGCGCGATCGTGCCGGCGAACCGGGCCGAGGCCGTGACCAGGGCCATAGAGGAAGCCGTGCAGCCGAATGTTCCGGCCCGGGAGGTTTTTCCCGAGTCGACGCCCGGCAGCGTGCTGCGCGGAGCGCGCGGACTCCGGGAGCTGACCCAGGCCGGCCTGGCCGCCAGGATCGGCGTGCTCAAGTCGCACATCTCCGAAATGGAGCGGGGCAAGCGGCCCATCGGCAAGGACATGGCCAGGCGGCTCGGGCAGGCCCTGGATTTCCCGTACCGGGCGTTCCTGTAGCGCCGGGGGGCGGACTGCAAAGGCCCCGGCCCGGATGATCCGGATCGGGGCCTTGTGCTTTCGAGCCTGTCCTACTGTAAGCGGTCATCCATTTTGAGAAAATCTGTCACCCGATTCGAGAAGTCCATTTCTCAGGTTGGGTGACAGATCTGACTGTCAAAGAGCTGCGGCGCAGCTATGATCGTAGGTGGTCATCTCCCGCGCGTTTAAGGCTCCTTGGACCATGGTGATGCGCGGCGCGAAAACACCCCGTCCACGAGCGACATAACCTGACTGCCCCTGTCCTTCCACATTGCGGAACAAAATCCCAGAGCGCCCAGCCCGACCGGGCGCTCTGGGATTGGTCAGCGGAGAACTCGGCTACGTCGGATAGCTCACGCCACCTCCCCCGCCCGCAGCAGCCACTCGACAAACGGCAGGTAGGCCGCACGCTTGATGTCGCAGTAGCCGGCCTGCCGGGCGGCTTGACCTATCAGCGGGCAGCCGCACTCGCAGATCGTGACCACGGGGCAGTCCTTGCAGACTTTGCAATTGTCCCGCGTGGGATCGAGGGCGATTACGGTGTCCAGGATCTTGCCGTAGGAATTGTCGATCGTGCCGACCTTTTCCCCGGTGTTGTGGCACCGGTAGAGGTTGCCGTCCAGGTCGAGATTCAGGATTTTGTAACCATTCCCGCAGGCGCAAGAACCGCGTCGATACTCCTGGATTCCTTCGCAGAAGCCCAGGGTGTTACGAATCTGGTTTACATACTTGGCGGCAAGGCGGGCCATTTGCGCGTTATGCTCCACGCCGGCCAGACTCTTGCCATATTCGGCGGCCAACATGCACATCTCGCCCGAGAGGCGATGAAGATCAACTTCCAACAACTCGCGGGGGAGCCCGCCAAAATCGAAGATGGTGTCGAAATTGACGCCGATGTTTCTCCCGTCGTGGCGCAACGCATACTCCCGGTCATGGACTTCCAGCGGCTTCAGCACGTCCAGCGGATACGCGCGGGCGGAGAGTACGACGGAAATGCCCAGGCTTTTGATGTCCAGAATATCCGGGTTCACACGCAGCACGTCAACACCCCGCGTCTCCTCGACATTGAGGCCGTCCCAAGAAATTGCGACGTGGAAATTCTTCTCGTTCAGGAAGTCGACTATGGCGGGACTGATCAGCGTCCCGTTGCTGATTGTGGAGAATGCCACATTCGGCAAATCCTCCAGGGCTTCCACTACGGACCGGATCGTGGCAAAATAGAGCAGTGGTTCGCCGCCGTAGAATTGCACGGTAAATGTTTCCTTCTGGTCTTCCGCCAGGGCACGCAGGAACGGAATGATTTTGTCCGGCTGGCCTTGCATCTGGGGTATGGAGCCTTTTGACTTCTTTCGCAGCGTCCCAGCCTGCATGCAATACACGCAAGACAGGTTGCATTCATGGCCTAGCATCAAAAAGACGATCGAAACCGGTTGCCGTATTTTAAGCATTACGAGCCGTCTCCTGCGTAAATCGTTCCGTAACTCGACAGAACCAGGGAGCCGCGCTCCCCATCTCGGCGATGATGTCATGTGCAAAATGCGGGAACATTAGGAACGGACAGCGCCTTTTGTAGAGGCATTCTTGGCATTTTTGCGAACATGGCAGGGGGACGTCTGGGTTGTTGTAGACGCCGCGCATGTCCCTCGTCAGTGTTCCATCCTCTAAAAGCCTCAATTTGGGCTTACTCACAGGGGCGTCAAAAGTCCCCATCTTCCTGAAGAGCCATTCCGGCATGTCCGAATATTCACCGGCCGAAACCATCGGGTATGTATCTACCGGCAGGCCGATGCGCTCGGCTGTGTCGTAGAAGCTCTCGTCGTTGCCGGCCGGATAGATGTTGTGAACTATCCTACACTTGTCTCCATAAGCCTCGATGTGCTCGAGCAGATTACCCAGTTGCACGCGGGAAAGTCTTCGCGAAGGCGGCTGTTTTTCCAGCTCGAAGCTCTCCACGGTCAACAGCAGCACATCGACCCTGTCCAGAATGTCCCTGTTTTGTTCCAGGGGCAGCGTCCCGTTGGTATGCAGGATGTAGCCCTTGTCGGGAAAAGCCCGCAGCAGACCTCGCACCAATTCCGGACGGGTCAACGGCTCGCCGCCATAAATCGTGACATTGGGCAGGCCCAGCCACTTGATCGCCGGGTGAACTCTTTCCGGGATCATATGACTCCGCCCGGAAGGGACGCTCCGCTGGTAGCACAGCCAACACGCCAGATTGCATGCTCGCGTGACGTGCACCGCAACGGTATTTTCAATGTCATATCGCAACATGTGAATCCCTCAATGAGTAGTATCACAATTTGTACTACTACACTGCGCTTGGCATGCCTGGCAGCTTTGGCACGTGCACTGAGATGCCTGGCTTTGACAGGTGATAGTTTGGCAAGTCTGACAACAATCCGGGTTACTCAGGCAGTCGCAGTTCCCACTGAACTTGCCCTCCAGCCAATGCACGGCGGCCTTGAGCTGCTCAAGATTTACCCTGCGCGGCGTCTCCCTTGGGTCGCTCTCCACGGCGGGAGGGATTCCATCAAGAGTCACCGCACCGTTGATGACGGCATTTTTCGCTATCAGCTGCGAAATCGCTGTCTTATTGATCGCCATCTTTTTCCTCCAGAGCCGCCTTGGCCGCGTAGTAGGCGCGTTGCAGCTCACGAACGGCGGCCTTGTTGTTGCGCAACTCTTCAACACCCTGCATTTCGTTTTTGATCGAATACAAGTCTGAACGCTCGCAAGCGTCCTTGAAGTTAGAATATTGCTTGATGTCCTTCAGGACCTCCAGCTTTACTTCCGGCAAGGACTCGACCACTCGAAAAAGCATGCGCGTGACGAAATCGAGCTGAGCGTCGATGTAGGCGAGTGAGTCGTTGGCGTCCAGATCGAGCACAAGCTTGGTGCGGAGCGGTTCCAATATACTCTGTCTGTATAAAGGATCATGCTGTGCGATTAGTGTGAATATATCATTATTGCCAATTGGCCTCAATTCTTCGCGGGTGACTCCCTCAAACAGAGCCCCAGTGGTAATGAGCACGATACAATCATTCGTATCAGGCACACGATACAAGCGAATAACATTAGTAATGTCGTTATGGATGCGTTCGGAAAAATCAAGCTTGTCCGTTGTGTGGTTCTTCAGCGTCAAGATGTCAGGGTACTCTTGCGCCCCGGACAAGACCGATGCCGCATGCTTTGTCGGTATAAATAATGTATGAGGACGCCCAGCCTCTAACTCTTCCACATCAACTACATGGCTGTATCCAGGCGCGTCCGCCTTCATAACTTTGGCGGAAAACTCGAACTTTGAATCGCTAACCTTGCGGAAGTGTGTGAAGTAGAAATCAGCATTGTCTGCTTTAATATCATCCAATGAGCAGAATGCCTCGCTGTTTGTATAAATGTATAGCATATACGACTCCTTTAATGGGTGCAGTCCGTAGAGCAGTTCGAGTAACATTGGGACTGGCATGTTTGGCATGCCTGGCATGGTGCCGCGCTCTGGCACGACTGGCACGTGATCGATTGGCAACAATTAGACGGATCACAATTGCAATTTTGCACGTTGCCCTTGAGATTATCCAGGTTCTGCAAGGCGATCCGCAACTCGGTGATCGTCCGTTGCTTTACCGGCGACGTCGTTTCCGTGAAGCTCGTTTGCGGGATTGATCCGTTAATCGTCATGACGACACTCCTTCTTTGCCGGCGTCTTCCGCGTAGAAGGCGGTCAGCGCAACCCAACCATTGCCGTTATGTACGTAAGGCACGTACTCGGGGGTCTTGATCCAGAGACGCGTAACGTCCGACGGCGCGATGGTGTCCAGAATATAAACCGGGAGGGCCAGCGGAGCCTTCGTGTCCAGGGCCGCCTGGAGGACGGCGCTGTGCGCGGCCAGCCGGGCGTCGGAGTAGGCCTTGGCCTCGTCTCCCGCTGCCTCGGCTGCGTCTTCGGCATAGCCGCGCGTGGCCAGCACCACGGCCGGGTCGACCTTGAGCGTGACCACGCTGGTGTTGCTGACCTGCACGATGAGCCGGATGTACAGGTCCTTGCCCGCGCCGTCGGCCAGCTGGGGCTTGTAGGTCTGCGGGTACTTGCCCACGGCGATGAGGTCGCCCTCCGCATCGAACAGGCCGGCCTCGCGCACCGTGAAGTTGCCCACGCTGGTCGGGATGACCAGCTCGGCCACCAGCCAGTTGGCGTTCTGCGGGTCCACGTTCAGCGCGTTGACCGGCCCGCGCCAGGCCTCGCTTTTAAGCGTTGTCTGCGTCTCCGTGGGCTCGTAGTAGCCCCCGCTCTGGCCCTGGCCCACGGCCATGTGCGTCAGGCCCACGCTCTGGCCCAGGGCCAGGGCGTTGGCCAGCTTGGCGTGGCCCACCTTGGTGAGGATCGTATAGAACTGCTCGGCCATGAATCGTCTCCTAGCTCAGGGGATAAATGGTTACGGTTTCCACGCACTGATATCCGGCGCCCAGGCGCAGCAGGCCGGACGCCTGCACCTCCCGCGTGCTCCACGGGTAGACCGTGATCGCCTCGCCGCCCAGCATGGCCCCGGCCAGGCACAGCTGGGCCTTGCCCGTAAGGAATATCTTCAGCCCGGTCATGTGCGAGCGGGCCGCTTTGTACTCGTCCACGAGCCTGTCCAGCAGCTCGTACATGCCCTGGTCCAGGCCCTGGTTGCCGATCTCCAGCACCTCCACGCGGAAGGTGCCGGGCGCGCCGCCATGCTCGTACCAGCGCTCGATGAACGCGCGCATGCCCAGCAGCTCGAATACCCGGCGCACGGCGAACAGCGTGCCCTTGGTGCGGTGGATCTCGGCGGCCTGTTTGATGAGCGCGCGCTGCTCCTGCTCGCCCGCGGCCAGCAGCCAGCCCTCGTGGCCGTCCAGGTGCTCCTCCCAGGCCAAAAGGGACAAGAGCGGCTCGTCCAGTTCGTCCAGCCTGGGCCGGATGAGCACCCTGGCCAGCTCGTCCTGCACGGCCAGGTACTCCTGCTGCAGGGCCCTGGTCGCGGCCTGCACGGCCGGATCATGGCGGATGGACACGGGCACCAGCTCGAGCAGGTCCACCTCGCGCAGGCTCCTACTCATCTTCCAGCCCTCCGTAGTTGACGCCGGGCGTGCCCTCCTGGGCCACCTGCCAGCGCTCCAGGGTCCTGAAGGCCGGGCTGGCGATGTCCACGCGCTTGGCGCCCGCGGCCATGCACAGGGCGGACAGTTTGGAGGGGTTTATGTCGCGCCCTAACCTGCCGCGCTGCCAGGAGCGGTACTCGCTCACGGCCTGCTGCACGGCCTGCTGGATCTGCTTCACGAAGGGCGCGTTGGCCGAGTCGATCCAGTAGGTCAGCTGCAGGTCGTAGGACACTGCCTCGGGCGGCTGCACGACCACCTGGTCCGTGTCCGGCCGGCGCTCCTCCGGGTCGAGCATGGCCGCCACCGCGTCCAGGATCGCCTTGTCGGCAATGGGATCGGGCACCAGGCCGCCCTTGAGCAGCGGCCGCACGTTCACCACGCAGGGCTCGATTGAGTACACGGCCACGTCGATGATGTCCTGGTGCGCGCTCATGGCCCAGTAGCGGTAGGCCCCGCGTGGCCCGGCCAGGCTGTAGCCCTCGGGCGCCTGGCGGATGCGCTCGCGATAGGCCTCGTCCGTCTCCACGTCCGCGCCGCCCGTGGTCGTGGTCGTGTTGGCCACCTTGGCCACGTGGGCCAGCGGATCCACCAGGCGGTTGACCTGGCTGGGCAGCAGGCCATTGCCCTGGCTGCCCGCCTCCAGGCAGACCGCCTCAACGTCGATCCACTCGTCTTTGGCCTTGATCTCGGCGTACCCGCTCGTGGCGAACATGAGCTGGCCGTCCGGTGTTGCGCGGGTGCCGGCCGGGATGGCCACGGGATAATCGAGCGGCGTGGTGAGCGAAAAACGCAGCGTGGTCATGGCCGGCGCGGCCGCCAGGCGTGCGGTCTGGCGCTCCGCGCCCTTGTGGTCCAGGAACGCGCCGCTTGCGTAGCGCAAGAGATTCATCTTGCCCGTGTGGTCGATGATGACCCGCTGGCGCGTGATGACCTCGGCCACGAACTCCAGCCACAGCCGCTCCGGGTTGCCCGGATAGAGCGTGCGGCCGGTTATGGCCTGGTGCGTGGCCAGCAGCCACTCGCGCACCTTGGCCGCGTCCGTCTCGCAGAACGAGACCTCGGGCAGGCTGGCCAGGGACAT